GGTGCGCCCGGCTGGGATCGAACCAGCAACCCCTGCCTTCGGAGGGCAGTGGCTCAAGCTCTTCCGTCGAATGGTAGCAAACGCTGCACAGCGCTGCGCACAAGCTCTGGCGCCAAGTGCGCGTATCGCTCTGTCACTGTGATGGACGAATGCCCGAGCAGCTCCTTCACGACCTGCAACGGCACACCAGCAATCACCAGCCAACTGGCGCAAGTGTGGCGAAGATCATGGATCCGGAAATCCTCGATCGACGCACGCTTACATGCCGCACCGAACCCGACCTGAAGCGTGGTCATGCGACCGCTCGCCGTGGCGAAGACCCACGGCGAGCCATGCGCATGCGAATCGCACCAAGCCCGCATTACCCGCAGCGCGGCCAAGGCCGCCTCGTTCAACGGGATATGACGCCGCTTCGCTGACTTCGTGTGCTCAGCGTCCAAACGGAGCGTCGACAGCGTCCAGTCAACACGCGACCACTCCAACGCAAGCAGCTCCGTCTTCCTGCAACCCGTGTTCAAGGCCAACTGAATGAACGACGGCAAGTGAGGTCGACGAGCATGCAGCGACGCAGCCTCCACGAGGCGTGCAGCCTCCTCACGAGAAAGCCAGCGGAGACGGCCCTCTGGATGTCGAAGTCCAAGCCGCTCAACAGGGTTCGGAAGGTCTTGCCTATCGAACTCCAAACGAACAAAGTTGATCGCCGCCGACAAGAACTTAAGCTCTCGAATAACCGTCGACGTGCGGACTCCCTCAGCTGAACGTCGGTCAACGTACGTCCGAATGTCCGCACGTCGAAGGGCAGCCATCGAGCGCCCCTGAAAGTGAGGTGTGAGCCGCTGAATGCTGTAGCCGTCTCGCTCCTTACTGCGATGAGTCGTGGAGCTTGCATAGATGCCGATGAGTTCCTCAAAGAGCATGGGGTCAGAAATTCTTGTTATGAAGGGACAAAGCCCGGAACGCGTTTCGCATGCGAAACAGCGCCTCCTGCCGGGTTGCCAGGAAATGTAAACAATATTTACAATTCCGGATCGTGCAGCAGATTGTTTGACTTCGATGCTCGGAAAAGCAGGGCGTCTCCCTCCCTGAACGGTCGGGACCGGGCTCTATGGCTGCGCCACCAAGCCCAAGGTCTTGGCCCATTCGGGTAACGATCCCTGTCGCAGCGTGCGGAGGCCAGACATCTGCCAAACGTCGCGGTTCGGTGTACCGCAGGGCGCGTCCCGGCATCAACCCCGAGCCCTTCGGGTTCGCCCCGCGCACCGCTCGCTCGTGTCGCACTCCGTGCGCCCTGTAGGCCAAACGGGCGGCGCGAAGGGTTGACCCCGTGCCGTCCCTGCTGTGCATCGTCTTTACGACGTATGGCCACCCCCACCGGGGGCCGGTCATGTCCCACTCAACACAGGAGCACGCACCATGATTCAAGCAATCCACGACATCGGCGCCCCGGCTACGCTGCCCATCGTCGCCATCCGGACCGAAACGCAGATTCGCACGCGAAACGGCTTCGACGAACAGAGCCTCACGGAGCTGTCCGCGAGCATCAAAGAACTTGGCATCCTCGAACCGCTGATCGTTCGCCCGCATGCGACGGACGATGCACAGTTCATCCTGATCGCCGGCGAGCGCCGCCTTCTGGCTGCGTCGCTGGCCGGTCTGGCTGAGGTGCCCGTCCTGATCCGCAACACGACGGACATCGAAGCGGCGACGATCCAGGCCGTGGAGAACCTGCAGCGCGAAAACCTCGGGCTCGCCGATACGGCCGAAGGCGTCGCCACTCTGCTCAAGCACTACAAGACCCCGAAGGCCGTCGCAAAGGCCCTTGGCAAGTCGCCGGCATGGGTGAGCAAGCACCTGTCGGTCACAAAGCTGAAGTCGATGACCCGCGTAGCGCTTGATACCGGGCTGACCGAGGACATCGAAATACTCCTCGGCATGGACAAGATCGCGCGCATGGCCACCGACGAAGCCGTGTCGATGTACACCAAGTTGGCGACTGGACTTGTGAACGGCACGACCACCAGGACCAGCGTGCGCAACGCGCTGGCATCGCTGAAGCAGCCTAAGCCCACCGACAGCAGCGACAGCGAGGGCAGCGAAGGCGAAGAGAGTGGCGAACAAGCTTCGAACGAGCCGGAAGAAGAGCCGGAATACATGGTCCCGTTTCGCATCGAATTGCGCCCCGACCTGGCGGCGAAGCTGAAGGAGAAGTTGGGCGGTCTGGCATGGCTGCAGAAAGAGGTGACCAAGCTCGTCAGGGACGCGGCTTGACGTTCGCATGCGAAACGCCGCTCAGCAGCGGGCGGCGTATCGCTTTGCCAACTTCCACGCTTCGTCGCGCCCGAAGGTCGAGGCGAGAGCGACCGCGGGAAGCTTCGGTTTGCGCACAGGCGCAGGCCTGGCCGACTCCGCCGCCTTCGCCTTCACGCGCTCCCACCAGGTCGGCGGCTTGCGGAAATCCCAGGCCGGGAGGACTGAGTGCGCGCCATGCGGATAGTCCGCCGTGAAGACTTGCTCCGTGTCGTAGGCCTGGTGCAGATCGTCGCCGCGATACCACCACTTTTCGGCCACCACCTTGGCCTCCTCGCCCAGGCGCGCAGTCACGATGTGAAAACGCGGCAGGTAGCCGACGCGCTTCGCGCGAAGGCCGAAGACCGCCATTGCAATGTCACGAATGACCTTGCCGACGAACGGGATCAACACCTTATCCATGCGCATGCACCGGCACTGGTACTCGATCAGACTCTCTCGCACCTGCTTGTCGATCATCGCGGCGTTTTGAACGATGAGATACACCTCCCATCGCTTCTTGCGCGCGTGGATGAGCCAGTCAAGCACCTTCGCCCGCTCCTTGTCTTGGAATGAACGTGAGTTCATCCAGGTGCCTAGCTCGTCGAGGATCAGCACGCCGAACTGATCTTCGTCATAGCCGCCCGTCGCGCCTGGCCCCATCGCGTCCAGATCGAACGAGGTCGGCTTGTCGGGGATTCGCACGTAGCTACATGCCTGTTTCGGCAGAAGCTTGTCCAGGCGCAGATCGACATTGCTTGCGACGCGTCGACCTTCACGCAGGGCCATCTGCGCACGCCACACGGCGAACTTCGTTTTGCCCGTCCCGAGCTTGCCTTCGACACTGTAGACGCCAGCCATTACGCGCTCGCGGAAAGTTGAATCGCCTTGACCTGCCACTTGTACAGCGCGCAGGCCGCCCAGGTCAGCGAGATTGCCGCGATGCAGTCACCAGCGACGGGCGGAAAGGCCAGGCCGAGGAACGAGCCGAACTGAGTCGCGAACAGCCGTGCAACGAGAGGTGAAACGATCGTGCGGAACGCGGCGAGTAAAACGCCCGTCACAACACCAAGCGCGGCAACAGCTGCAGTAGCGGTCGCAAGCTTCTTGCCCAACATCGCGACAAGGAAGCTCGCGAGGCTGCCGAATAGCGTGGTGATCAATGCTCCGAGAAGTGGCATTCGTGCCTCCGGTGAGTTCGCATGCGAAACGCTTGACTACGATGAGCCGCCGCCAACAGAGCGACCGACCATGCCGATGATCAGAAACACCGTCGCCGCGAACCACACCAGGCTCATCAGGTCATGGATCGCCGGCTGGAACTGGCAGATGTTCAACGACAGTTCGTAGGCGCCCATGTCCAGTGCCGAACACGCCGTAGGCAGCGAGAAGCCGAATCCCCACCCGGTGTCTTTGCCGCTTGTGCCGCTGGCCGTTCCGACCAGGCCGCCCGCATCGGTGCCGTACGTGTTCAGCTCCGACTTAGCGCCGTTCAAAGCTCCGTCGCCGTTTCCCGTACCGGATTCATCGATCTTGCACGCGGCCTTGCCAGGCAAACCGCAAGTTTCGACCTTGACCTCTGTCCCACCACCAGAGCCACCGCCACCTGTGCCCGGCGTGCTGACCTGACCATTGCCCTCAGAACCACCACCGGGCGTCGCAGCGCTGGAGCCACCGCCAGCGTTGCCACCGTTGCCAGAAACCGGGGTGCGCCCGTCACCGCCGCTGCCACTGCCAGGGCCCGTCGTCGGCATAGGACCTGCTGCGGGATTGCCGGGCGTGTCCGGAGGCGTGCCGGCCGGCTTTGGGGTCTGAGGCAACGGCGTGGACCCGGTGCCGACGCACACCTTCTTGCCGTTGACCTCGCCGACATATCCGGGGCAAGACGACGGCGGCTGCGTCGGGTCCGCGTCGCTGGACGTGGAGGAGCACTGTGCCCCGGTCGCTACCACGTCGAGATCCGTCGAGAGCCTGTGCAACCCGTTCGGCGCCGGAACCTGCGAGCGATACGACGACTTCATAGCGCTGAACGACACAGTGCACTGCCCGTTGCAACGCTCAGCGGTGATCGCGCTTGACGTCTTCCAGAAGTCGATCACGATGTCATTGGCATCCCGCGTCGACGTGCGCGCCCATCCCGTCGTCACGTTCAGCGTCGAGTGCTCGCCGGCAACACAGGGACTGACACCCCGTTGCTCGTACGAGCCAGCCGCCTGGCCGACGACCTCGCCACTCGCCTTCACAACGCGGTTCATCGAACAACCGGGCTCCGTCCCCGTTACCTGCCATTCAACGACGTTCGAGCTCGGGTCAGCCGCGTTGTTCAAATCGCGCAACGCGTTGCAAGCTGCAGCCTTCGAGCCGGACCACCCGGTCGTCTGAGAGAACGGCTCCGCGTTCACGAGGCGGTATTCAAACGACTGGGCGCACACAAGGTGCGACCAGAGCACGAGCAGAAGGGTCAGTGTGAGGCGACGCATACGGAGGCCCACGCCTGCAGACATGGGCAACCGCATGCGCCGATCAGGCCGCGCCGCGGATCTTCTTGATGTACTTGATGCCGACCATGAACGCGATCGTGGCGGCCGCCAGAGTCACCAGCGCCGTCGCATAGCCCACGGCCTTGGTCTGCGTGTCCGTCATCGCGGCCGTCACCGGATCGGTGGCCTGAGCCAGCGCCACACCAGCCGACAGTGCCAGGGTGCCGGCGACCGCAGCCAGCTGGAGCGCCTTCGCGCGAACCTTGTTGAACATGTTTTCACTCCTTCAGAACGCCGGGAAACCGCCCGGCAACGGTTAGGGCACATGCCCTTTTCACTCACGCCACGTCGCGCAACTTCCGAACCCAGGCGACCGCGTTCCCCATTCCGAAACCGATCGCCCAGCACGTAGCCAGCGACGTGATCACCTTTGCCACCATCGCTGCGTCAATCACGACCGTTCCCCCGCGCTGTAACCCATGAAGAGCATCACGACGTGCAGCCCGACGACGAGGACTTGCACGACCTGCGCTGTGTTCGTCCAGTCCATCAGTCCCGCCTCGCGTTGTTGGGACCGAGGTCGCACGTGAAATGACAGCTGCCACCGATATGCCAGCAGGCATCACACGGGATCGGCGAAGCACAGCTCACAACCAGTGCGGCGACGAGAGCGAAGCCCGAGACAACCATCAACCGATTCATAGATGCCTCTCGTTTTTGCGGAGCCACACGTATGCGAACCCCGATCCGAAGAACAGCGCGATGCCTCCCACCAGCAGCGCGAACATCAACCACTGAGCGGGGTCCATCACATCGATGCAGGCAACCACGGAAATTCCTTTCGCGTGCGAAAGCGTCAAGCGCCCTCGTCAAGATCAATCGTGATCGCGCTGCCGCGATCGCAGTGATCCTCGATGAGCTGCGCCACCTGTTCCTCGTCGTCGACCAGGCCGAACTGCATCGCCGTGAGAAGCGACGGAGTCCAGTCCATGTCACTGGTGACCGGCGACACGTGCAGGAACTTGAACGTGCTCGCCGACTGGATCAGGTAGCGCGCCATGTCAGGCCGCCTTCTGCTTGTGCAGTTCCAGCGGCTGCATCGAGAGCATCACGGTCTTCGTCGTCTTGCCGTTCGTGACCTGCTCGAAATCAACACGCGCCTTCAGCGGGAACGTGTTGTGCTTGTACTTGTCGAACTCCGACGCCAAGCCCAGCGCGTACTCGGTAGTCGCAAAGCCTTTCTGAGAGCCCTTGCTCTCGTCCATCGCCGTTTCGACATACACCTTGGTGCTGTCGTACGGATTGCCGTTTTCCAAGGTGCCTTTGCTGGCCTTCATGCCAGTCACCACCACTTCTGCCGTGAACTTCATTGCTTACCCTTCATGCCCCAGAGAACGACGGCGCAGAGTCCGGGGCGAACGACGCTGCGACTTTTGAAAACGCTTGTTGGATGGCCTCCCTCGAGAAGCCCTTCAGGCGGTTGGGCACCCGCTCGCGATGCTTCGCGACCAGGTCGGCAATGAGGTCGCCACCGAAATCCCACATCGCGACGAGCGACGGAAGGCAGGCGCGCTCAGCGTTGCGCACGACGCGCGCCACCGCCGCCTCAGCCGTTGCGTCCTGCAGCTTCTGGCCGGCCGGGATTGACTGCGGGTCGGCCTGGACCTGCAGGCGCTTCAGCAATGCCTCGGTGAACTCATAAGCCCCCGCGAAGAAGTCGGCCGGACGCGTCATCACGTCGAGGTCGATGACACGCCCGTTGTTCCGCAGTTCCAGCTCGTAGCGAATCCACGGGTCGTTTGCTTCGGGCCCGAAGAGCTGATCTCCCTTTTCATACCCGCGGAACATCTTCCCCGTCTCGCGCTTGCCGACGTACTGCGTGCGGCTGTGACCGCTGATCCACGACCCAGCTTGCGATTCCTTCGGACGCTGGCCACGCACGTCGAAAAGACCATTGACATACGCATTGACCACGTCAGTGATCTCGTCGCCGGTGAACACGTCGACAGCCAGGTCAACACGCGTGATCCATCCACCGTTGGCCCCGATGAAGTCGTGCAGGCGTTGCCATTTCGCGGGCGAAACGTACAGGCAGGCCTCGCCATGCAAGTTCACATGCACAGTGCCGGCCTGGTTCGGCGACTTCGAGCCGGCCAAGCAGTGACCCACCACCACGCCCTCATGCATCAGCGGGCAACGAGCGGCGTAGTAGTCCATGCCCCTGTCCTCGGGCTGACCCACCTCGAACATGTCGAGGAACTCGGCGACACGCGTGGCGCAAGACTTCGATAGGGCGATGGCGCCCGTATAGTCGAGCGTCGCGTCAGCGATGCGCGCAGCTAATGCAACCTCCCGCCCGTATCGGTCCATCGCCGCAAGCTCGGCGATCACGGGGCACGGCATCGGCTCCGTCCGAACGATGGCATCAAGCGGCAACGTGAACCGCAGCCAATCAAGCCGCACCCGCTGCTGCGTCTCTTGATAGGCCTGTTCCAGCGTCCACCGAACCCGATGCCCAGCGAGCACCGGTGCAGCTTCTACCCGGCTGCCCTTGGTCATGCTGCTACCCCCGTATTACCGTGGGGGGCTTTGAAAGCCGGCGCGGGCGTCGGCGCCGCGCGGGGCGCGTCACCAACGCCCGCGCCACCCTCGCAGCCGCAACGGCCATCGAAGCCCGAGCAAGGACGCACGTTGTGATGCGAACACCAGGACACACCAAGCTCACTGCGCACTTGGTAGAAGTCGACCGACGACCCGCCTTGACCAGGCCGAGCGTCCAGCACTTGGCCGCACAGAACCTCACCGGCCTTGCGCATCTGGACATGCACCGGCAGTGGCTTGCGCGAGGACTCGGCCTGCGCGCACATCGTCGCGAAGCGATCGAACGTCAGAGCGATGCGCTTGACGGCATGCGAGCAGCAACGAACCCAGCGCCCCTTAGGTTGCGCGAGCTGCCGCCGCATTGGGTGCAACGTGATGACCTGGGCGCTCATGCGGCACCACCAAGCCAGACCGGGATCGCGTACACGCCGAGGCTGCCTGCCACGAACAAGGCGACGCCAAGCCAATCACGCTGCGTTGCACAGCGAAGGGCAAGCGTGACGAAGAGACAAATCCCGCCCCACATCCAAGCGACGAGCACTGCATTCATGCCGACACCTGTTCACCGGCGATCAGGCCTGCGCCGAGAGCACGGCACTCGGCTTCGATGAACTCGCAGCACGCGACAGACCAAGATTCGGACTTCGCCTGCGAAAGCTGCACGCGCATCGCGTACAGGCGGCGGGCATCGAAAGAAGCTGACGCCCTGGGCTTCCTCAGCCCCGCTTGCCCCGCAATCGCCCCGTGCTGTACAGTCGCCGCCATAGTTGACTCCTCCTCATGCTTGAGTGAATCTCAAGTACTGGCGCGGACTTTAGTTGAGGACCTCTCAATCATGGAACTAGGGAAAACCCTTATAGACCGAGCGGCCGAGGTTTGCGGCAGTCGGTACAAGCTCGCGCAGCGCCTGGCCGTCGACCAAGGGCAGCTTTCCCGCATCGCTTCTGGCAAAGAGAGCATCGCGCCAGGCCTGGCCGCGCGAATCGCTGCAATCGCCGGCGTCGACCCTACGGCCGTTGTCCTTCAGGTGGTCGCCGAACGCGAGAAGGATGCAACCGCAAGGAATGAGCTCGCGACCCTGTTCAAGCTCGGCCAGCTTGCTACCGTCGTCGCTGGCGCTCTGGCAACGAACATGAGCAGCGCACAGCCCGCTCCTGCCGCCCCGACGCGGAACGAGCGATCAGCGGTGGTCATTCGCAACGGCGAAGAGGTGCAGGCTGAACCCAAGCGAGCCGCAGCACTCGCAAAGCTCGTTGAATCCGCGGCTTCGGCGCCGACGGACAAGCAACGCGCGAAGAGCAGCACAAGCAAGAAGGCAGGCAGTGCGCTCGCACTGCTGCTAACTGTCGCAATCGGCGCTGTATCAGCGTCAAACGATGCGAT